GCTCATTCTACTCGAGAAGGACGGACTCAGGACGCAGCTGCTGCTTCTGATCCTGATGCAGCCTGAAGAACAGACCGAGATCCTGAAGATCGCTGAGCACTACTTTGTGAAGCTGAAGGGCAACTGGTACATGACCGATATCTTCAATAAGTGGCTCGAGGAAAAAGGGCACAGCAAGCCAGATTGGTTTAAACACGATTAAAGGAGGGCACTAATGTACACATACACAACTCCAACTATCACCTGTACGCTGACCGGCATTGAGTTCAGTCAGCTCGACTATGTACGTATAGCGGTCGAGAGCAAGTGCTTTGAGATAGTCAGAGAGGTCCCTGCTGCCGATATTGACACGGAGACGGGAGTCACATCCATCAAGCTGACTCAGGAAGAGACCGCGAGGCTCGGCAAGGGGCAGGTCAAGATACAGGCGAGAGTGCGCTATCTTGACGGGACGGTGCAGGCTACGAACAAGGTCCTGCGCGATATGGACAAGGTACTTGATGAGGTGGTGATTTAGATGGCTATCAAACTGGCTGTAGCAGAAAACGATGCGGTCACGCTCGGATTAGACTCAGGCGATAACGCTGCGCTCAATGTCGGATCAACTACGGTGGTGTCCGTAAATGACTATAACGACTTACGCAACAAGCCTCGCATCGAGGGTGTCGAGCTGATAGGTGACAAGTCCTTTGAGGAATTAAATCTGCAAAGGCTCACAAATACAGAACTTGAAAATATGCTGACGCTTTAAGCGGGAAAGGGAAGAAATGGCAAAGAAATATCTTGATTCAGATGGTCTGCTTTACTTCTGGCAGAAAATCAAGTCGGCTTTCGTGACTGATGTCACCTATGACAGCACGAACAGGAAGATTCAGAAAACGAAGAACGGCTCGACTTCTGATGTGGTAACTATCGCAAAGGTGGCGACAAGCGGTTCGTACAATGACCTGTCCAACAAGCCGACAATTCCAGCTGGGGTTGAAAAATCAACAACCACTCCTAAGATGGACGGAACAGCGGCTATCGGTTCGGAGACAAAGTTTGCGGCTGGCGACCACGTGCATCCGACAGACACATCGAGGCAGAAAGACCTCGGTATTGACTCCGTTGGAACGACAACGGTTCAGAGCCTCGAATACTATTCCATCACCGATACGAGTGATGATAGCGTTCTGCTCCCAACATCAAACGCTCTGTCTGCTCTGATGACACAGTTAAACACGGTTATCGCAAATAAAATTGATTCCAGCGATAGAGGTGCGGCTAATGGAGTCGCTCCTCTCGGTGCCAACGGCAAAATCAACTCGCAGTATCTGCCATCATACGTTGACGATGTCATCGAAGCATATCCTGTCAGCGGTGCAACTGCACTCTCCGCAGGATGGCTCTCGGCAACAAGCGGTGGTTCTGCGCTGACTCCTGAAGCAGGAAAGATATATATCCTGATGGCTGATAGCGGAGACTATGCAGCCAATACGCAGTTCAGATGGGGCGGTACTACTTATGTCAAGCTGTCGGACGGTGGAGTATCGAGCATCACCAATTCGGAGATTGATACGATAGTAGCATCGTAAGGCGGTGACTTATGAGCAAGCAGTATTTGGACAAGGCAGGACTTACCTACCTTTGGGGAAAAATAAAGAGCAAGTTTCTGATGGGTAATGTGGGCGGAGTCTTTTATGGAACTTGCTCAACGGCTGCAGGAACGGTCGCGAAGGTGGTCGAATGTGCTGACTTCACGGCTGACAACTTGAAGGCAGGCACAATCATCATCGTCACATTCACAGCTACGAACAGCGGTGCTGTGGCGAACCTCACGATGAACGTGAACGGCACAGGTGCTAAGCACATCAAATACATCAACAACGGCGTACTCGGAAACCTTTCGTCAGCAGGATACCTCAAGGCGAATACGGAGTATCCATTCTACTACGATGGCACGAATTGGGTGGTGTGGTTCAACTACAACACAACTTATTCTGCGATGTCCGAAGCAGAGATGGAAACAGGCACGGATACAACTGCAAGGACTATAACAGCACAGAGGCTGAAGCAAGCGGTGAAGTATCACGCTCCGAAAGAGCTGCCAACTGTCGCAACTACAGACGTGGGAAAGTTCCTGAGGGTAAGTTCAAGTGGAACCTGGGTGGCCGAAGCAGTACCAAGCGCAGAAAGTGAGGCATACTGATGGCCGACAGACTCATACAAACAGAAACGCTGACAGCCATAGCGGATGCTATCAGAGGCAAGAACGGAACACAGAACACCTACACTCCGTCACAGATGGCGAGTGCTATCAGCGCACTTCCTACTGGACTTGACATCAAGAAGCTGACCGCAACAGTAGCCTCTGATACTACTGGGACAATAACTTTGCTGACAGACCCACAGTTGAAGAAGGCGAGGAACGCATCAAATGGTTTCGTGCTTATGCGGTATCTCGGTGTAGGAGCGTCAACAGCAGAGTTGATGTTTTGGTTCACAGCCAACTTCACGATAGGCTATAGCGGTTCAACAGCATATAACAGTTTGGTCTTGAGGGCAACGGCATCAGCTATCAACGCAAACTACAACACACATGGTCTGCCCGGAGACAACTACAACGGACACATCAACATCAATGCGAACGGAGCAATGATTCTCATGAATAATGCTATATACCCGCTCAAGGCAGGTAACTATGAAATTCTTGCTGGCTTATGGGAATAGGCAGGTCGGAGACGGTCTGCATAGGATCACCTCCTTTCTACAATATACCGCAAGAGAAAACCGGAGCTTAACGGCTCCGGTTCTTTTGCGTTTTTTGAGGGTCTGTCATGTGCGATCGCGATGGCTGCGAAAGGCGTTTATTTGCGTTTTGAGCGACTTTATCCGCATAGCCGATAAATTCTACATATAGGATATATGAGGACGCAGAAACGCAAAATAGGGCGTGAAATAAATATTTGTAAATGTTGTGCAAGGGTATTGCAAAACATATAGGAAGTGTTATAATTGCATCAGGAACTCTTCTCTAAATTATGACTTTTTTCATTAAAATCTAAATCGGAATAGTTGAGGGATATATTAAGAGAGTTCCGACAAGGAACTCTCTTTTTTATTATATCGGAGGCAAATGAAATGAAAATCATAACAATACCGCAGGTCGAATGTGTTGAGGGCAGAACGCGCCAGGAGGCCGTTCTCAAGTTCAACAAGAGAATGAACGAGCTCGCCTATGTCAATCCGTCATGGGAGCGCGAGGGCGATGTGTTCTGGATAACCTACAACAAGCTCATCGAGGAACCTGAGGACATCGTCGAGGAGCACGAGCTCCAGGGCGAGTGCCCGCACTGCAAGGACTGCCCGCTCTGCGACAGAGTGGTCGACATATATGGCAACATCGACGCAAGGGTCAAATGGGGCAAGTGCACAAGATACGGCATGGTCAGCGTCAATCTGAATAAGAAGGTGTGCGCTGCTTATTGGGAAAGCGAGGAAAGGAGGTAAAAATGCTGAAAAACGAAAGAGTGCGCGTCGAGATGGCGAAGGCCGGCATCAATCAGTCGAAGCTGAGCGAGATCCTGGAGAAGGACCCGCCGACAATAACGAGACTTCTGAACGAGGTCGAATGGTCAAGGCGCGAGCAGGACGAAGTCATCAAGAAAATCAGGGAATATGCGAACGCATAGCAAAGGAGGTCAGTAATGAAGATGGTAATGGCGTGGACGATAACGATACTGGCGTGGCTCGCGTTCGGCTTCATGGTAGGAGCCGAGATCGCGATGGCTCTTTAGGAAAGGAGAAAGAAATGAAGTACATCATCAAAATCGACTACAGCGTGACGCTGACTTACAGCAACTATGACGACTTCATGTCGGCGCTGGGTGTCCTCGCAGAGGGCGGAGCCACAGAACTGAAGGTAATGTTTGAAAAGGAGGAAAAGTAAATGGGAAAGCATGACAAGGTGATCGAGAGAAGCAGCGAGGAGTTCCTGCAGAACCGCATCAAGGACCTCGAAAACAGGCTGGCGTTCGCTAACGACACAAACAACAAGTACAACAGCGAGGTCAACAAGTACAACAAGTGGATGAGCGAGCTCGAGGCGGCAGCGAAGGACCGGATCACGGAGCTGGAAGAAGAGAACACGATGCTCAGAGAGAAGATCGCAAAGCTGGTGGAGCTCTATGTATAAGTGCCCTGAATGCGAAGAAATCTTCGATGAGCCTGAATATGAGACTGTCTGCATGGAGGAGCTGTACGGCGTATCCGGATGGTTCGGCGACAGGCACTATAAAACATTTGCAAGCTGCCCTGAGTGCGGAGAGCCAATAGACACCGAGTATGACATCTATGACGAGGAGGACGAAGATGACGAATGAAAAAAAGAAAGGCACACCTTTCGGCGTACCAATCCCTCAGCAAGATTATGGTACCACACCGGCGGAAAAAAGTGAAGCCGAAAGGCTTTTTGACAGGATCAGCACCGGCGCGGCTCGCGCAATAGCACGTCCAAAGGATGCAAAGGTCGACAGACAGCTCCGCAAGCTGATAGCGGATGCAAATCTCAGCGGCGACTGCATCATCAATGACGGCTCCGGGTACTTCCGCCCGGGTGATGACGATGATATTGCATTTGAGACTTACATCGCAGCCGAGAGGTCCCGTGCAAGGGAGATCCTCAGGAAGACTTCAAGAATGCAGCAGGTATATGACAGGAGGTACCAGACAAATGAGTAAGAAAATATTGATTCTCGGAAGATCCGGAAGCGGAAAGAGCACCAGCCTCAGAAACTTCAAGAAGGGCGAGGTTGGCATCATCAGCTGTGTAGGTAAGGAGATGCCATTCAAGACGGACATTCCAATCTACGAGCCGAAGTTCACTCCAGAGACAATGAACCGCTACCCGAACACTCTGAAGGCTATCAAGAACGCAAAGGCGAAGGTGCTGGTCATCGATGATGCTAATTATCTTATGAGCACTGAGTTCATGGCAACGGCCGGAGAGAAGGGCTATGACAAATTCACGAGAATGGCGTCAAACTTCACTACGCTTCTTGATGAGGTCGATGCTCTGGACGATGACATCACGGTCTACATCATGATGCATACAGAGCTCGATGCGGATGGTTACGAGAGGCCGATGACGGTCGGCAAGCTATTAAGCGAAAAGGTCTGCATCGAGGGCCTGTTCACTACAGTTCTCAAGTCGGTCTATGAGGGCGGAGAGTATAAATTCCGCACCAAGACCAACGGCGTCGATTGCGTGAAGACACCGCTCGACATGTTCGAGACGGACACCATAGACAACGATCTCAAACTGGTAGATAAAACGATACGCGAATACTACGGAATGACGATTCCATATGAGGAGGGAAAATGATGGATATAGAAAAAACATTACGCGTGCTTGAGGCATACCGCGATGCGCTTAAGCCGACAACATCTTCGGGGAATGGTGGAGGTTATTCTCGCAGATACTATCAGGCGGAAGGCGTGGAAATGGCAATCAAACATCTTCGTTCAATTCTTAGAGATATGAATAGGAACAGAGACAAGGAGGAGCAATAAATGCAGGATTTCACATCATACGCAAAACAACCGACAACATTCGATGTACTCCCGGCTGGTGGATACATCGCAAGGATAATCGAGGTAGATGACCGCACATGGAGCGGACACAGCGAACCCGCGCATCTGATACACATGGACATCGCCGAAGGCGAGCACATGGGCATCTATAAGAAGAACAACGCCGCATCCGATAAGGACAGATGGCTGACCTATTGGTTCGCGGAGCCGATGGCGGGATCTCCCGAGTGGCTGCTGTCGAAGGTCGGCGGCATACAGACATCGCTCGCTGAAAGCAACGACAATGTCAATCTCGGAGATCCGCGTCTGTGGAAGGGTAAATATGTCGGCGTAGTGGTAGGTGATGAAGAGGTCGAGAGTCAGTCCGGCACTGTTTACACAAGGCCGTATGTCAGTTATATCTGCTCGACAGGCAGGATCCGCAAAGGCGAAGGACAGCCGGGCGGTTACAAGATCCCGAAGCTCAAGAAGCTCGATGCACCAGCGCCGATGCCGGTACAGGCGTCAGATCTGACAGACTCGTTCAGCACAGCTGAGGACGATATTCCATTCTAAAGATGAACAGCAGAAACAAGGGTAAACGCGGAGAGCTCGAGCTTGCTAACCTTCTCAAGTCATATGGCTATGAAACAAGGAGGGGAGTCCAGTATAGCGGCATCAACGGCGATGCTGATGTTGTCGGACTCCCCGGCATACATATCGAGTGTAAGCGCGTCGAGAAACTGAATATCGAAGCGGCTATGGAACAGTCCAACCGAGATGCAAGGTTCGGCGAGATCCCGACAGTGATGCACCGCAAGGACCGTAAACAGTGGCTCGTCACTATGCCGCTGGTCGACTGGATGGAGCTGTTCCAGGCATGGGAGAAGAACAGATGAGAGAAAGTTTTGTATTTTACCGGAGCTTTTACGAAAGCATAAAACTTTTACCGAAAAAGTACCAATTGCAATGTTTTACTTCTTTGTGCGAGTACGCATTGAATGATGAGCCGTTGGAGAAGCTTCCGGGGACTGTTGAGGCGATCCTCAAATCCTTCAAACCTCAAGTGGATGCGAACAATCGCAAGTACGAAAACGGATGTAAGGGAGGGCGCCCGAAGAATAACCAAGACGAAACCAAACCAAAACCAAAGAATAACCAAGACGTAAGCAAAGCAAAACGCAATGACAATGACAATGACAATGACAATGTTAATGTAAATGCTAATGCTAATGACAACGACAATGCGCTCGGTTCGAGCGTCAATGGTGGTCGTCACAAAGTCGATGATGAGTTTAATCTCTGGAAGAAACTTACGCCGGAGGACATCGATGTTCTGTATGAGCAGTTCCCAAACAGCGGAGGGCTTCTGATCGACAAGGTCTATGAAGAGGTCAAGGCGAAGAAGGTGAAGGTCAAAAGCGGGCTCAAATACATTCTCGGTTATGCGAAGAATGTCGGGTGGGATGATAACGCGGATCACTTCTCCGCTCCGTGGGAGGCGATGTGATTGTTAAGAGAATGTGACATCTGCAAGAAGGAACAAGACGAATACTGGATGCAGTCATTCAACACCGGACGCAGAACGGTGTGGCTGTGCTGGGAGTGCTACAAGGCCAGTCAGAGAGAAGCCACACTCTGCGACCTGTTCCGGCAACGGAAACTATACAAAATAAACGAATCAAAGAAGAGGACGAAATGACTTACGAACCAAGACACTGTGTTATATGCGGGAAGGAATTCATACCGCGCCGATGTAATCAGAAGTCGTGCGGCGGTCCTGAATGCAAGCGTGAAGTCCAGCGCATGGCGAGGAAGGCTTACATCAAGAAGAACTACCTCAAAGTGCGTGACGATAACCGGAAGTATATGCAGCGGATGAGGGGCGAGATAGGCCGGACTCCGAAGCCGGACACCATCGTTGCTGAGGGATACGCTGAGAGACAGATGGCTGCATCCCTGAAGATGGCGGGAAAGATAAAGGTGGAGCTGTGAGAAAAGAATATTTGTGGCTCGCTGTTACGCCTGATCAGTATGAGCTTCCGCTCGCTGTCGCTGATACGGCCGAGCAGCTGGCGGCGATGTTCGGTCTGACACGAGGTTCAGTCATAAACCTTGTGAGCAAGAACGCGCCCGGTACACAGAGTGGCCGGAAGTTTGTAAAGGTGGAGGTGTGATATGAACTGGCTAATAATGGTGCTGATAATGGCTTTATGCGTAATGTTAGTCATTTGCTACGCCTTAATGGTAACGGCACACGATGCAGACGAAAGAGCGGAGCGAATGTATAGGGCGTGGAAGGAGAAGGACGATGAATGAAGAGGTAATGATACCGAAGTCATACCACGATAAGGTATGCGAGGAGATAATCAGATTCAAGGACAAGCAGTTCTACGATGCCGTGCATCTGCTCGATGACGGAACACTTGAGATTCATGTTACCGACTACAAGATGGTAAAGCGTGTGCTTGTAGAGGACGATAACAATTTCGGCAATCTTTTCTGTGAAGATAAAGCAGACAGACCGCAAGGGTGGATTCCTTGTAGTGAGAGATTGCCAAAAGAGAACACAGAAGTATTGATGTCATTGGAATGGGGGATTGACATAGGCGAGTGTCGAAATGGAGATTGGCATAGCGAATGGATAAATCATTACGATGATGACAATGTACTTGCATGGATGCCACTACCTGAGCCGTGGAAAGGAGCAGACGATGAGTAAATACGCAGACATAGAGCAGATAAAAAAGATTATCCGCTCCGAGTGGGTAAAATATATGCCGTTAGATCTTGATATAAACCTATCGTTTGTACTTGGAAAGATTGCAGAAGTGCCGACAATCGAAGTTAATGAGGATTGTGACAACTGCATTTGGAACACTTGCAATTACAACAAAGTGCCGTGGGAAGTTAGCGAGGATTGTATAAGCAGAGCAGACCTAAGAATGAGTTTGGCAAGACCTCTTGAAAATAACAATGCTGATGAAATGTATTGGAAAGGATGGCACGATTGCACCGTAGCCGTTGAAACAAGAATCGCAGACGCACCGAGCGTAGTACCGAGCAGAGCAGAGGGTGAGTGGATTTATATAAATAATCCGTTAAGGCTTGATGACGAGTGGAAATGTAGCAGATGCGGAAACATATCATTCGAGAAAACGAACTTTTGTGACCGATGCGGAGCGAAGATGAAAGGAGCAGACGATGATTAAGCGATACTGTGATGGGTGTGGCAAAGAATTGTGCGCAGATGAAGACTATCATATTCAACCATGGTGGACGCTAACAAGGCATGGAGGATTGGATATAACAATTGAGTTATGTGACCAATGCTTTGAAAAGCGAATGAAAGGAGCAGACGATGAGACCGATTGATGCGGATGCGTTGATAAAGCGATGGGATGAGATGTCTGTCCGTGGCAGAACGGAATTTGACCAAGAAATAATGGTAGCACCAAGCATTGACATAGACAGACCGCAAGGGGAGTGGGTAGATGCCGAGATACCACTTGAAAGTGGCGGTACGATGCCGATACAAGTGTGCAACCTTTGCAAGACATTCTATCCGTTAGCATACACAGGTGGCGGACACCGTTTCTGCCCTAACTGCGGAGCAAGGATGAAAGGAGCAGACGATGAGTGAGGACTTAATAAAGAGGTCTGATGCGATAAAAGACTTATGCGATATAAGCAACAACAGTGATATGCCAAACGATTGGCACAGAGGTATGAGCGTAGCCATATCTGCTTTGTATCGTGTTCCGTCCGCAGACAGACCGCAAGGGGAGTGGTTCAAAGACGATGAAGGCACATTCATCTGTTCCGCTTGCGGAAGTGGATATAAAGACCAGCCTACCCTTATGGGAAAGCCAATGTTTAAATGGTGTCCGATTTGTGGGGCAAGAATGAAAGGAGCAGACGATGAGTAAGGCTGATTTGATACACATATTCATCAGCTTGTTTATTCAAGGTATCTTGTGTTATTGGGTCGGATACTTTGTAGGAAGGAGCAGACGATGAGTAGATATGTGGACGCAGATGCGCTGAAGCAGAAGTACACGATGGCAACAACACGATATAGCGGTGGCATTATGGAGCGTCCCGTGGTTGTGCTTGAAGCCATTGATGACGCACCAAGCATAGAAATTATCCGTTGCCATGATTGCAAGCACGGAGAGTACAGAGAAGACTTTGATGACTATTTGTGCGACCAATTAGGACTTGGATCGGTCAACGATGCAGATTTCTTCTGCTCATACGGATGCAGAGAGGAAGAGTGATATGTGGAAACAGATTGACGAATTTCAGAACTATGAAATTAGCGACAAGGGAGAAGTTAGGAATATTCAAAGCGGAAAGGTTTTGAAGCCGTGGATTGGCGTTGGCGGTTATGTCTATATAAATCCCACGAATGGACACGGGAAGCCAATGCCCAAAAGACTCCACAGACTTGTAGCAAAAGCGTTTGTACCGAATCCATACAACAAACCGCAAGTAAACCACAAGGACGGAGATAAGACAAATAATTGTGCTGATAATCTGGAATGGGTAACAAAGAGCGAGAATATGAATCACGCTTATAGAACAGGTTTGCAGCGAACTACTCGCAACGGAAAAGTAAGAAGCGTGGTATGTCTAAACGATGGCAAGTTTTTCGGCACTATTAGTGAAGCAAGTGAATACTATGGCGTGAGCAAATCGCAAATATATTGGTGTTGTCGCAGAGAATCAAATAGATGCAAATTAAGATTTCGGTTTGCAGAAAGAGAGGGCGAGTGATGAGGGATTGTGATAACTGTGCAAGATGCGGACGAGATGGGTGTAAGTCGTGGGATTGCGATTTCGTGCCACGCAAAGAAGCTATTGAAGCGTGGAAAGAAAAGTATGAAACGGCAGACCGCAAGACCGAGAACAGTTCGGAAAAACCGAACAACTGCGAGCCGAAGACTGGAGAAATGATGACCGAAGAAGAATTTGACTCAATGCTGGCAAGGGTGTTGATAGGCAAGGACGAGCCACAGCCCAACGCAGACCAACACGTTCAACGCATTGAATACGTTGGAAACGATGAAAAAAGTCGTTGCTGGACGTGCAAACACTTTGAAAGGATGCACGAAACGCCCATATCATCAGACGGAAGTTATTACACTTATGTGGTCTGTACTGCAAAGGAGTGCAAGTATGAGCCAAAGGACGAGCCACAGACAGAAAGAGAGGGCGAGTGATGTACATATCGACAAGAGAAATGGTCATATCAATAATCTGTAATGCGTGTGGGGTGATTGGTCTTATCCTTTGGGCAATAGAAGCACATAAATCCAACGCAAGCCAACGCACCCAAAGCGTTGAAAGCGTTGAAAGCGTTGAGAACAATGGTGACATAATCGTTAGGAGTAATTTATATCCGTTTAGAATAGCAGACCGCAAGACCGAGCCAACTATTTCCAAAATGGAACAAGTTGACGAGCCACAGACTTGCGATACTTGCAAGTATGGTGAAGATAAGCACAAGTATGCGCACATCTGTAACGAGTGCGGAGTGGGCATCAATAATTATGAACCAAAGGACGAACCGCAGACGGAAAGGAGTAGCGAATGACCGAGCGTGAAAATATATTCATACGCATACTCAAAAGGCTTGGCATCATAACAGAATTTGAAGTCAACAAGGAAGATATGTGCAAGCAAGCACAGAGTATTTGCAACCACGATTGTGGGCATTGTGCTTGGCAGACGGAAAGGAGCAAGTAGATGGCAAGATACTATGTTGAAAAGGACGGCGAATGGAATATCTTCAGCACAATTATAGATGACTTCCTTTTCGATGAGTTCATTTGCCTCGATGCTTTAAAGGCAAGGTTGCTCTACGAGCGGTTCAAGGAACTAACTGAAGATATGGACTCGTTATTAACGGATAATCCGAGAGTAAACGTAATGACATATAGCGAAGCCATCGAACGAAAGCAAGCCGATACTCCGCAGGACGAAAGGAGCGAGTGAATGGGTAAATGGGTCAATGTATCAGAAGTAAACAACATAGTCGGCAAGGCACTTGAATCGTGCAAGGGCGAATTGAGTCCATCGTTCTATCGTGGTGCAAGACTTATGCTTGACAAGATAAACGAGATGGCGGAAGAGACAGCCGATACTCCGCAGACGGATTGTGAGACTTGCAAGTACGGACAAGATAAACACAGATATGCACACATTTGTAACGAGTGCGGTGTTGGCATAAACAACTATACTCCGCAGACGGGCTATGAAAAAGGACTACAAGAGTTTGCAGACCTTTTGTTTGACAAGAACAAGCAAGAACAATTCCTAAAGGAGTGCAAGGCGATGGGGATAGAACCGCAGACGGATTGCGGTTGGAAATGAGGAGGAGACAATGGCTGATAACAAACAGGAACTTCTCCAGGCTTACAAAGGGAACTAACATCGGCACGACAGGCGGCGGGCAAAACCAACTAACGCTACAACTAATTAGTCTCTCTTGAATTCTTGACCGCCCGCCTCCTGTTTGCATAAGGAGCAACATGAATACAATCGAATTTCTGAAACAATACGAAAGAGCAGCGGAACGGGAGCAGCTGCTACAAGATGAATATGATCAGGAAGCGCTCATGATCGACGCGGTTCGATCTCTGTCAGATAATGACGGGATGCCTCACGGATCTGGGATCTCGAAGCCTACCGAGGAGAAGGCTGTCAGATTATCCGAGAAGCGCATGAAGCTGGTCGACGCTAAGCTCGAGGCGATCCGGATCCGACAGGAAGTATTTGATGTTGTCAGCAAGGTGCCAGACGTTCCGGGACGGATCCTGATGCTGAAGTATATCTATCTGCAAGACTGGCCGGATGTTGCAGACTCTGTCGGATATTCCTTGCGTCATGTGTTCCGGCTGCATCGAGAAGCGGTCTCGTACATCGAGGAGAATAATCTTGTCACTAAATGTCACTAACTCCCGTGATATTATGATAGCGTAAAGATCGAGGGAAGCTCGGTCGATACGAATTACCTCGCCGGAGAGGTCCGGCGTCATGGCAGCAAATAAGGATTGCCCGGTTCGAGTCCGGGTGCTGCCTCCTTCATAAACTTACTTTCCATAATGCACTAAAACCACAAAGGGACGGACTCACCTCCGTCCTTTTGTGTTGCATAAATAACATGGCTAAAGAATTCGCGAGGAGCTTCTACAGTTCGAAAGCCTGGCAAGACTGTCGGAACGAATACATGAAGCGAGCTCACTATCTGTGTGAGGACTGTCTGAAGCGTGGGATCTATAAGCCGGCGAAAGAAGTTCATCACATCGAGGAGCTGACACCGGAGAACATACACAGGCCGGAGATCGCGCTGAGCTTCGACAATCTCGTTGCACTGTGTAAGGAGTGTCACAAGGCGAGACACAGCGAGCGCGAGAAGGGCCGGAGATATTTGTTCGGCGATAACGGGGAAATTATTCTGAAATAGCCCCCTGTGTCGATAAAATTACGCGTCAACCATAGGC